TAACAGCCCTCTGCTTTTATAGAGAGTTTGTAATGGTTACCTTTGTGCTAATATTGTTTTCATTCTTCCTTCTAGTTGTTCTAACTATGACGGCCCTTCAACTTGTCAAAACCCCGGAGCAATACTATAGAGTATTAAAAATAGCTTCATTCATTCCCTTTTGCATCTTAATAACTACAGCAATCTTACTACTTGCTTTTAACTTAACACTATGATTGAACTTCCGATTAGCGCAGACATGCTTATCGCTGCACGAGATAAGGCAGCTGCTATGGGCAAGCTGTACAATAGCATCACTAGTGGGGCTGGCAACATTGCTGGCTTCATTGGTGAAGACATTGCACAGCAGGTACTAGGTGGTGAACTTATAAACACCTACGACTATGATCTTGTATTGAATGGTGTGACAATTGATGTAAAGACTAAACAGACCAGTGCTATTCCTTTGCCCTATTACGAATGCAGTGTAGCTGGCTTGAATACTAAGCAAGCCTGTGACTACTATTGTTTTGTACGTGTAAAGAATGACTTCACAGTTGGTTGGTACTTGGGTGTTTATGCTAAGCAAGCCTACCTAGCTGATGCAGTGTTCATGGCAAAAGGAACTGTTGACCCAGCTAATAAGTATGTGGTTAAATCTGATTGTTATAATTTGAAAATCTCACAACTAAAGGATGCTATATGAACCAACCTAATGTAGATCTTCGTCGCACCAAGGTGACGATGAATGACATATTAGATAAGATTGACTCAGTTAAATATACCGTGCTGGAGAACACCACCACCACTGTGTGTTTGCTCACTATGAAGAATGGGTATGATGTGTTGGGCACTAGCGCCTGTGCAGACCCTGCTGCTTTTAACGCAGCACTTGGTGAGCAGTATAGCTATCAAGATGCTGTCAATAATGTCTGGCCTCTTGAGGGCTATCTGTTGCGTGAAGAAATGTCTAAGGAAACAACATGAGTATTAACACTAACACCCTGCGTACAGCAGATCGTCGTGCCCCGTTGAAGATTCAGTTTCAACAAGGTTACTATGCTTTCCTTAAGGGATGGCTTGTTAATCAATATGAACTGGTATCGGTACAGGGACAAGAGTGGCAGCGTGGTTGGAATGCGGGTTATTGGGATAACTATGATAAATTAAAAGCTGACAAATAATGAAACAATGCGGACAATGCCAACAACGTTTTTCTTTAGATTTGTTTTATAAAGATTCTTCCCGTACTGATGGTAAGATGAGGATATGTAAACAATGTTCTTCTGATAATTGTAAAAAGTATCAACAGAACAATAGTCATAAAAGAAAAGAATATAGACAATCTGTAAAAGATCATAGTGAAATTGTCCGCAGTGCCCGATTAAATAAACTAAAGGATGATAAAGAAGAATATATTATATATTTAATGAAAGAACGCAATAGACATCTAAAGTATAAATATAATATTGACCAAGATATATACAATAAGATGAGACAAGATCAAGAATGTAAGTGCGCCATCTGTGGTGTTCATGAAAACGAAGCACCGAGAGGTTCATCAGGCTGTGCCGCTACTGCCTTATATGTAGATCATTGTCATAAAACTGGTAATGTTAGAAAGCTTCTCTGTATGTTCTGTAATTCACTATTAGGTAAAGCCAAAGAATCTACAGAAACTTTACAAAAAGCAATTGACTATTTAGATAAATTTAATAACTAAGAAAGCATAATCATGTATAAATCAATTAAGAAAACAACACGCAAGTTTTTGAATAAGAAAGAAGGCATTGCTATTATTCAGTGCGGCCTTGAGCTTAGCACCTATAGTGTTTTTGCTGACGTAACAATCACAGATTGCAGTCGTCAAATATCACTAGATTTCAATGTGTATGATGCTAAAGAATATGATGTGAAGTTGGAGAAGCTTGAGCTTATAATTAATGAGCTTGCTGAGTTCTATACAACTATGGCTTTGTATAAGAAAGACTGGGTAGATGAGCAAGAATCTCGTAAGGTTGTTCGCAACAAGAAAGAGAATATTGTGACAAGCCTTAACGACTTGCTAAACTAAAAAGAAAGCCCCAACTAAGGGGCTTTTTCATTATGGTTTGTACATCACTGCCTGCATCTGAGTAGCTAGTCCACCTTTGGCAAACTGTAGGTCTGCTAGTGATGCTTCATACTGGTGAATAGCTTTGTAGTCTTTAGCCTGCTCAAGAGTTACACCTTCATGATCTTTAGCATAACGCTCATTAATAATCTTACGTTTGTCAGCTGACAGTTTATTAAACTTCATCTTATACGTAGCATCAATATCTTCACTAGTAAACTTAGCTTCTGTTTGGGTACGCGCAATCTTTACAGCAGTGCGAACAGTATTCTGTAATGCTTCTTTTTGTTCAGTTGGTGACAAGGCTTTATATCTCTCACTCACCATAGCACGATCAATGAACTGCGTAACAAGAGGATTGGCAGTCTTAACAAACTCACGATCAAATTCTTTATTACCTGTAGTACCACCATATAGTTTGAATGGTTCAATATTAAGACGAGTAATCTCTTTCTCTTCCTTACTCTTCTCGGGTATCGAACGAACACCAATCAAGTTGTTAAAGAATTCACCTTCTTGATATACTGGGCCTTGCCGCAAATAGGGTTGATACTCAGGCAAGCCTTCTTTAGCAATGGGGATGCGTTTCTGAATACGGTTTGCCGCAGCTTTAGTAATCTTATCTTCGCTAACGATGACGTTGGGATCACGTTGCACTCCACCACCTTCACGAAACAGATCAAGAAAGTCATAGACATTCTTTACAATGAATGGTTGTGTGAAGCGAGTAACAACATCACCTAACAATTTGCCAATGGTAACCTCTAGCTTATCTGCATCTTTCTCAGAAGAAGCAGCAGCAAAGATTTGATCAAGCAAAGTGTTTGTTGTACCAGCAGGCATCTTCATACCAACAATGGCCTCCATTAGTTCTGCTGTCTTTGGCTCCAGACCAAGCTCACGCTTAGCAAGGAAGTCACCCATTGCCATTGTTGGGCCAGCTGGAAACAATGCACGAATATCCACTGTTGAACCATCATCAAGTTCATAATCTGACCACTTAGTATGTTGGTTATTTAAACGATAGTCATAGGCATATGCAAGTGTGCCTATACCAACAACACCCTTAGCCAAGTTCTCTGTACCTTGACGAATAAGATAGTCACCGCCTTCTTTGCCAGCGCTTTTTAACAACCCACCTTGTAAGATATCTGTAGCACCAGATGCTGCACCAAATACACTATAGCGATATTGGAAAGCAATGGCGTTAGACATGAAACGAGCGAAGGGTGCAACCAAACTGAAGCCGGGAATCTCCATAGCTTTAACAAACAGATTACCTGCGCTCTCAGCACCAGCTTCAAAACCTGCTGCTGCTTGTTGTTTAGGAGCATAGGAGAAGGTAGCCTTGAGTGTCTCATCGGTAGACTGCTTAAGAATGTCAGCAGGGATAACTTTACCCTCGCCAATAACTTGGTACATGTCTAAACCAGCACGGCGCATGTGCTTGTCTACAGAAGCTGTGAAGATGGCCTTACGAAAGAAAGCATCTTGTGCAACGTTCAGCGTATTGAAAACCCTAGCAAGTTTTGATACTTGATCTATTGAGCCTTCTTGTGTTGCGCTGAACAGAGCATTGTTAATAGCTGGGTTATGTCGTAACATAACACTAGTTGTTTCTTCAGCAAGACCTTGCTTATACAACAACCCATACACGCTGAAGGCATCCTTCATTGTGTCAGCCATTCCAGTTTTAAACGTATCCATACGAACACCAGTGGCAGCACTACTTAGTGTTTTACCAATTGTGTACAAGCTTCCTTCAATGAGAGAAGCAGCAGAGTTGTAGGTTAGACCAACACTAGTTCCGATAACGTTTCGAACAGTGGTGGCAACACCACTAACCATCCATGCTTTAGACTCGCGCTCAGCCCTAGAGATGGCATTACCAACAAAGCCAAGTGCTGTTGGAATATCATCAGGCTTAGAGAACAAACTATCAACAATCTTCTTCGCTTCTGGGTCAATCTGTGTAAGCTTACCAAGGATACGAGAGGCAGCAGAATATTGCTGCATAACCTGAGCAGCCTGTGTCACTGTCATCAAGTTGGCTTTAGCAAACTCTTCAGGCGTCAGTCCCTCTTTACGAATGGCTTGCTCAAGAAGAGTGTCACTAATGTCACCCTTATCCATTGCTGCAAACACTTCGTTAATTGCAGAGCTTGTCTTCTGATTTGGTTTAATGCGAAAGGCTGGGTCTTGATCAATGATGTGCATTGCTACACGAATAGCACGAGCACTTAGGTCACGCTGAATAGCACCCTCTGCCAATGGTGTTATTGGAGAAATCTCATCAAGTATTTTCTGACCACCAGCTTTGTTAAACTCATCAACAAGCTGATCCATATTCTCAGTGACAGGATCAAGCAATGTTCGTTCTGCTTTTGTTGGCGGTGCAAGAGGATCTTTAGGAACAACAGCTTTCTCTTGGATAAGTTCTTGAAGTTGTTCAGTGCCAGTTTTGCTTGGTTTAATTGCAATAGCTCCGCGAGCTTCAGCAAAACCACCAACTGCGCCAAACAACGCAGCTAATGCTAGTTGATTATTATCCAACTCAGGAACAGGCTCACCCATTACCCTTGCTGTTTGCTGACCAAGCCGTTGGCTAATAACATTCTGACCAACCGCAATTGCACTTTCAGCAGCAGTTGCAGATGCCGTAACTTTACCAATTGTGGGAGTGAATGCTTTAGTCCCAAGTTGGGAAAGCTTAGACTTAACAATGGCTTCTGTGCCAGCACCTGCCGCAAGCTTCATAGCTTCAGTCTTAGCTGCGCCACCAACAATCTTCTTACCAATAGCGCCAACACCAAACCCAACATAATTAGAAGGGTCTGTGGCAATTGCTTTTAATGCATCCCAATATGGTTGAATACCCGGCTGACCTTCTTTTTCAAGAGCACTAGCTGTTCGTTCATAAACCTTATGCGCCAATGCCATCTTAACAGCATCTTCAGGTTTAGCATTACGCATCTTATTCAGTTCAGGCACTGTATCAAGAATGGCATTGAACTCAACACCACGCATCTTAGACATAAAGTCTGAAACAAATGCTTCACGAGACTGACCTTCTTTAGGCTCAGTCTTCATTGCTATTTTAGAATAATCTTTAATGATGTTGAACAGTTCATCATTCTTATACAAGTCTTCGTAAGAATATTTAGGCTGTTCTTCTGGTACGTTTAATATCTTAATTGGCGCAATGCCTGCTTGAGGAACAGGAGTGGTCGTAGAAACAACAGGCGCGGATTCCCACGATGCTGCTTTAGGTAACTCAGGAGCGTCTTGCCATCCCATTATGGTTTTACCCTTTCAATATTGTCTGGCCCTTTAAATCTTGTTCCAGATTTAAGCTTAGCATAATCATCTTCATTCTTTACTATTGCCACGGTAGGAGCAGGTGTTGGAAGCAGTGTCTTGCCACCAGCTGGTCGAACTCCTAAACCTGTTTGTGAAGAAGTAGGAATACCCTTTAAAGATTGTCGTAGCTGTTGTTCTTCAAGATTGGCCCGAGCTTGATCATCTATTTTCTTTTTAGTCGATGCGGCATCTGCCGCTTTCATATCTGCCATTCGTGTAGTGGTAGCTTCTGCCCCATAGAAACCACCAGCCTGTACTGCTTTGGCAGGTGCAGCAGCAGGTGCCGCAGCAGGAGCAGCAGCAGGAGCAGCTTTAGTTGAGGGCAACGTAGGTTTAGCAGGCGCTGCTGGGGTAGCCGCAGCTTGACTATCTTCCATATTTGGAACAAAATACGTGTTAATAATAGTTTGTGTATTACGATTCTGAGGAAATAAACTAATAGACTTGGCAGCAACATCACGCCGAAACTTCTCAATTTCGACAAGTTTAGCACGATCTGTACCAATGTACGAGAGAGAGACTGACCCATCAGGCATAATAGTTCTAGCTAAGTTATCACCAAGCTGCTTGCCGTAGACTGCAAAGATGGCATTATTAGTAGCGTCACGAGCAATCTTGCTTAGATCACTAATCGTGGGGTTCTTACCTTCGCCATCCCCACCTTTCTTCTTATCTTCTAACGCTTCAATGGCAATCATCCTATCCAGTTGCTTACCAGCTTCTTTATCACCTTTAAGAAGTTTAAAGCGCAAGCCAGCTTTCTGTTCAGCCCAATCAATTTGTTCTTGTTTAAGATTTGTGGTGGTAGCTTCAACAACTGCTAAATCACTTATTGCATTTTTAATGGCAGCTTCATCGCCAGATCTACGCGCATTGACAAGCGTAACCTTGGCATCATCTAGCAACTTAGGAAACGACTTCTTACCCTTTAAGGAAGACAGATCAAACTCAGCAGTAGAAGTAGGAGCTTTCCAGTCTTGAGCACCACGCATCTGCTCCAGCGACACACCTGTCATGCCCGCATATTTCTTAGCAGCAACAGCACCAGCGCGTTCACCAAA